GTCAACTAAATTATGCATTTAATTTAAAATTTACATACAAGCAGGTAACTGTATGCCAAACCCACAAAAACCCGATAACATTCATTTACTTAACGGGACTCATCGAAAAGATAGGCATGGTGACCCAAAAAAGAAACCAAAGATAAAAAGTACCAACGTCACGAAACCTGAATGGCTGACCGGCGAAGCACTTAAGGAATGGAAGTCTATCACCGAAATATTAAAAGACACAAAACTACTAACATCAGTCGATAAACTTATACTTGCTCAATACTGTCAGTTAGCAGGAGAACTTGCCGATGACCCCAAAGGATTTTCAATGGCCGCACACACACAGCTTAGAATGTGCCAACAAGAATTAGGCTTTACACCGGCAGCACGTAGCAAAATCGTATTGCAGGATAAGGACGATGACGACGAAGGATTCTAATTTCTGCATCAGAGCAATTCAATATGCCGATAAAGTTATAGGCGGTACTGTTCCCGCTTGTGAATTTGTCAAACAAGCTTGTTCCCGTTTTATCTCAGACTTAAAAAGAAACGACATTCATCTTGACCAAGATAAAGCCAATGAATGGTGTTTATTTCTTGAAAAGTTGCCTCATGTGAAAGGCAAGTGGGCTGCTGCTGGAGAAAAACTAATATTGGGCGATTGGCAAATATTCTGCACAGTCAATATATTCGGCTTCTATGTTACAGATTCGGGGCGACGCAGATTTACTGAGGTTTATATTGAAGTACCAAGGAAAAACGGTAAGTCATTTTGGATAGCCGGGGTAGGTATCGGCATGATGACCATCGAAAATGAGTACGGCGCGGAAGTATATTGCGGAGCAACTACGGAAAAACAAGCCTGGGAGATATTTAGACCTGCAAAACAGATATGCTCTAGACTTCCGAAGCTGCAAGAGAAATTCGGTTTAGAAGTCAACGCCAAAACACTATCGATACTAAAAAACGGTTCTCGCTTTGAGCCAGTTATAGGGATTCCCGGTGATGGTGCTAGCCCTTCATGCGGAATAGCAGACGAATATCACGAGCATAAAACCAGCGATTTAGTTGATACATTCATCACTGGAATGGGCGCACGAGAAAATCCGCTAATGTTAATTATCACTACAGCTGGGGCGGACATGGGCGGCCCATGCTATGACAAACGCGCCGATATGATTAACATTCTGAAGGGTACGGTTATAGATGATAGGATATTCGGTATCATCTATACAATAGATGAGGATGATCAATGGGATACAGTCGAAGCCCAAATAAAAGCAAATCCGAATTATGGCATTTCAGTTGACACTGAATTTTTAGAAGGTCAATTAGTACAAGCCAGGCGTAGCCCAACAAAACAAGCTGCATATAAGACTAAGCATTTAAATTTGTGGATCGGTGCAAAAGCGGCATGGATGAATATGCTGGCATATCAAAAGTGCCGTAAGAAAGCATTATCAATTGAAGATTTCAAAGGTCGTAAATGTGTTATTGCCATTGATTTAGCATCAAAGATTGATATAGCATCGATGGCCGTTTTATTCCCTCCATTAGCTAATGAAGGATATACCGCGTTTGTTAAACATTATTTACCAGAGGATGTTATTTTGGAAGGTGGTAATACACGATACAAGGCATGGCATCAAGGGGGTCATTTTGAAGCGACACCAGGTAACGTTATAGACTATAGTTATATAGAAGATGATTTAATGCAGTTAAAGTCATTATATGAGATAATAGAAGTACCGTATGACCCTTTCCAGGCCACGCAGTTTAGCGTCAGAATGCTTGACGAAGGTTTCCCGATGGTAGAAGTCGGGGCGACAGTTAAAAACTTTAGTGAACCGATGAAAGAATTGGAGGCGTTAATCTTTAAAGAACAGATCAATTTTACAGATTGTCCGATACTGATGTGGATGTTCGGTAATGTGACTGCACGGTTAGATCTTAAAGATAACATATTTCCCAACAAAGAACGCCCTGAAAATAAAATAGATGGTGTGGTGGCAATAATTATGGCGTTAAATCGTGCTATGTTTCATGAAGTCAAGGGCGGTCTTGATGATTTCCTTAACAACCCGGTGAGCGTATGAATTTATTTAGCACAGCATTAATGTGGTTCATGGGGGGGTCTTTATCTAACCCAGACCGGGGCGACCAAACAAATAGTATTAATTCAATTAGCGATAGCGGAATTAACGTTACTGACGAAAGAGCCATGCAAACCAGCGCAGTGTGGGCTTGCGTTCAATATATAACTAATTCAGTGTGTAGCTTACCGTTAAACTTTTACAAAACAACATCAGACGGTGGCAGGAAAAAATTAACAGATCACTACTTAAATGACCTGTTCGACCGCTCTCCAAATCAACTAATGAAGCCTAGAGATTTTCGCAAGGCAATGACCTTTCAGCTAGCATTTTGGTCTAATGCTTACGCTGAAATTACATGGCTAGGTGATCGGCCTGTTGCAATAGTGCCTTTACGTCCGCGCCGCATGACTTCATTTATCGGTAATGACGGTGTTCTTGTTTACCATTATCAAATGGATCAAGGTATTAGAGTTTATAGTCAAAAATCGATATTGCATTTAAAAGGCTTTGGTGCTGATGGTATAGCCGGATTAAATCGCGCCGACAGCTCCAAGCAAACCATGGGCTTATCTGTTTCGGCAGATGTGTATGCTGCTAGACAGTTTGCTAGCGGCGGGCATTCGGGCGGTGGTTATCTTATGTTTGATGAATTCTTAACCGAAGAACAACGCGAAAATGCCAAAAAACTTTATGAAGGCATGAGCGAAACGGCATACAACAAAGGTAAATTATGGATATTAGAAGGTGGTGTTAAAGTTCAGCATGATGGTTTAAATCCTGATGACATGCAAATGTTGGAAACGCGTAAAATGCAACTAGGTGAGATTGCGCGATTCTACGGAGTGCCAGAGGTTATGATTGGAGCTAGCGGCGCGACTAGTGCCTGGCCTGCATCATTCGAGCAACAATTACTAAGTTTTCTAACGTTTACATTACAAGATTATTTGGATGAATGGGAAAGTGCAATAAAACAGAGCTTAATCATTGATAAGCGAAAAGTGTTTGCTGATCACGATGTCACTGGATTTATTAAGATGGATAGTCAGGCAAGGGCAACATTACAATCAACTTGGGTACAAAATGGTCTTAAGTCACGAAATGAAGTGAGAAAGCTTAATAATGATGTCGCTAAAGAAGGGGCCGATGACTTAACGGTACAAGTCAATCTGACTCCCATTGGTAAACTAGGTGAAACAGAGATTGATCCGTTAGCTGCACCACCACAAGATAACAACCAGTTAATGACTGCAAAAACTGACAAAATAGATGTATTTCATACAAAAACAGTCGTTTAATGCTATTATATGACTAATAAAAGGTGATTTATGCAGAATAGAATCAAAACAAGTATTGAGCTATGCGAACTTAAGTTTGCCGGCAGTAAAGACGGCACTTTCGAAGGTTATGCTTCGGTATTTGATGGGAACGATTCTTATGGTGATACAATAGAGGTAGGGGCATTTAAAAAGACAATAAAGAATGATCGTACCCCTTCAATGTTTATTAATCACGACTCAAACCAGATACCTGTTGGTGACTGGAAGAGTTTAGAAGAAGATTCAACGGGATTATCTGTGGTTGGCAAGGTAGACCTAAATCATAAGGATGGCCCAAGTCTTTACAGCGCTTTAAGTCGTAAAGCAATGGACGGTATATCGATAGGCTTCACTATTCCGAAGGGTGGGTTTACTTATAAAGAAGATCAAGACGATATCCCAGAATTTATGCGCGGACGAATCTTAACTGAGATAACATTAAAAGAAATGTCCGTTGTTAATTTCCCGGCTGATGACTCAGCTAGGATTTCAGCAGTCAAAAGTGAGATACAAGAGATACCCGATTTAAAAACGGCCGAGCGATTCCTGAGAGATTTAGGACTATCGAAAGCTGTAGCAATGGCATTTGTAAGCCATGTTAAAAACTTATACCAGAGTGATTCTGCTATTAAGGACAATGATAAAATTACACAACTTGAAAAACAGGTCGAATCTGATGTAATTCAGTCTCGTCTAGTTGATTTTATTAATAACTTATAGAGGAATCGCTATGAACGAACAAGCACAACAAATACTAGACGTTTCGAAGGTTGAAGCGGCTTTATTTGCAAAACACGAAGAATTAAAAGAAGTTTTAGAAAAAGCCAATGCGGAAGCAAAGGATGCGAAAGACATATCGGTTGAAAGTAAAGCGGCTATCGACGGTATCTCTGAAAAAATGACTGAGCTAGGGGATCGGCTTCATGAAATGGAGCAGCGCGGCGCGTCTATTGCGAACATTGATCATATCGAAACAATCGGTGAAGAATTCGTTAAATCGGATGCCTTTCAAGATTTTGCTAGCGGTAAAACAAGCCGGGCACAAATGGAAGTTAAGACAGCTATCATTAATGCAACGGGTGTAAGTCAACCGTTAGTTGCCGCTGATCGACTATCGGGAATTAACACGACTGAGAATCGACGCTTAATGATTCGTGATGTTATGCCCGTCGGTGGCACGACTTCTAACTCAATTGAGTTTGTGCGTGAGAATGTCTTTACTAATAACGCAGGGCCGCAAATCGGTGGTTCTCCAGAAGCGTTTGAAAACGTAACTAAACCTGAATCGGGCATTACTTTTACATTAGCGATTGAGCCAGTTCAAACTTTAGCCCATTTCATCCCAGCGTCTAAGCAAGTCATTGAGGATTCTATTCAGTTACAAAGCTTTATCAGTAATCGTTTAACTTACGGATTGAAACTGTATGAAGAGAATCAGCTACTTACTGGAACTGGTGCCAATGGGCAGTTGAATGGAATTAATACCCAGGCAACGGCGTACACTGTTCAGTCACCAAATTTAACGAATAAGTTAGATATTATTCGTGAAATGATCAAGCAGGCTGAGGTTGCAAACTATACGCCAGACGCGATCATACTTAATCCGCAAGATTGGTATGAAATTGACGTACTTAAAGTTGCTAGCTCTGCTACTGACATTCGATATGTTGTTGGCAATCCGCG